AAAAACCCTAGGCAAAAGGGCTGGCGTTGGGAAATACCCCATACCAGGCGAAGCTGGGAAAATCAGGAATTAGTAACAAGAAGCTAACAAAGGAGCATCTTTACGAGGCACGAAATGGCAAACAGGATGCAGAAGCCGATAGCAATGCGCTTTAGTCTTTTCTTTTGTTGGCGAGTGAGTTCGTCGGTCACGGTTTTTTTGATAATCAATATCCAGACGAATAGGCGCATTATTTTCTTTTCCCGCCTATTAACGCACCAACGGCGCCGATAGCATGAGGCCCGTAATAAAAAATAATCACGCTAACTACAGCAAAACCAAAATTATCAACAGCAAGGTCAGCCCAATGTTTCGCAAGTTCTGAAATTGCATCATCGCGCGGCGGATCAAACTCAACAAAAACGCCTATCGCTTTGAAAAGAGCTGAGCCTAAAACAAGGAAAACAAAAGGAATAAGCACAGTCATGGCAACATATCGACGGGAAAGCGAAGTTGCTATCGGCTTCTGCATCCTGTTTGCCATTGCGTGCATCGTAAAGCTGCTCCTTTGTTAGCTTCTTGTTACTAATGCCTGATTCTCCAATCTTCGCCTGGTATGGCTTATTACCATCCGCCAGCCATATTGCATAGGCTTTTGCAATTCTATCCGATTCGATTTTGTTCTTCTTTATGAATGATTCGCTGATCATGTTTCGCTCCTACTGCGGAATGAAGTTGATAACGATAACGCCGCCTGCTAACAGCGTGATAACAAAGCCAACGATTTTGAAAATCATTTTTTTATGTTCAGTGGATGCTGACTTCACGCCATCTTCGTAGTATTTATTTTTGTTCAAATCATTCAGCGCGGTCTGGATACATTCAATTTTTGTTTCGATTCTTGCTTGCCCGCTTGCTGTCATGGATGCGTGATTTTGAAAGCTGTTTTCTAACACAGTCATGCGCCCTGATATTCCAAAGACGTCTTTTTCAAGCCCTGATATTTGTTCACGATGTTTATCAATATGCTTCCAAACTTCTGCTACTTCGCTCATATCTACTGCATCCCGTTGTTAGTTAATCTCATCGCCTCGGACATCACCTTTGGTCGTCCATGTAATGTATGATACCCCGTCAATCGCATCGCCCGCAATACCGCCGGAGCCGCCTGTGTGCCGGGTAATCCAATCTGCTGCTGTTGTTTTTTTAGTTCGATGGTCTCCGCCGTCAAGCCCGTTTTCGCCAAGCGCTCCACCATTTCCACCAAAGCCGGAGTCTTGATAACCGGATAACGGGTCGTCTAATAAATAAGTGCAGGTTGTATTTCTGCCACCGCTTCCATAATTTATACCGCCTGCTTTTCCATTTTTTGCAAGCTTGTCATAAATTGAAAAATACAGATGACTATCATCAACGTAATTTCCTTTGACTCCTTTTTCGCCATAACCTGCGCCGCCGCCTCCTCCGCCACCGGGAATACGCGCCGTGTTGATAGACTCCCCAGCCCCACCACCACCACCGCCGCCACCTCCGCCAATTATTCCATTGTTCTCAATGGTTATCGGGAAGCGCGTGTAGAGAGCAACGCCGCCGGGTGAGCCGTTCTGACCATTCGCGTTCTTACCATCACCGCCTTCGCCACCTTTGCCGACAATATAGGCAGTTGATGCAATGCGCATAATAATCGTGCATCCACCCGGAAAGTCAGTGCTTAGAATTTCAAACGCGGGCGCGGCTGTGCTTGTTGAGTTAACGATAACATTTTCGTCAATGATGACGTAGATAGTATCAAGCGCAGTCGGAGGCGTTGCCGGATACACGTCGTCGTACCAGTCGCGCAGGTTAATATCCGCATTGTTATCAGGGCCTGCTCCAGACCTGCGCAGCTCTTTGTAATTTGGGTCAACTGGCAGCTCGTAAGAAAACTCTTGCGCGGAATACGTGAACGTAGAGCCTGCGTCTTTTTCTTCTGCTCGCAATACTTGCGCGTTGATGTCGAGATTGTTGCCCACTGAATCAACAACAAATGGCGAGTTGATTTTAATGAAATCGCCAAGCCATAAATCGCGGTCTTTTGCATCAAGGTCAAAACCTATTTTGAGAGGCGGCACAGAGTAGCGCGCAAGAATTTTTTCTCCCAGCGCTTCAGCAGCAGCTCCATCACCTGAACCAAGCCATCGCGAATTGATTGTCTTTGTTTGGCTAATCCGGTATCGGTCGCTGCCTTCGTTTGTCAGATTGGTGAATACATCTGTCACCCGATAATTTGTAATATCGTCAAGCTCAATCGTTGGATTAACAGAACCATAGTTGATAACCACCCGGGTGATAAGTTGATCCGGTTGGTCGTTTATATTTATACTGCCTTTCACGATATGTCCATCAAACGTAATGTTTGTTACAGGCTCGCTGGCAATTGGTCTTACAGCGCGAATGAGTACCTTGTTTTCCCGGCTGTCGAACCATGTGTAGAAGTACATCTGCTCGGTAATTTCGGATAGCAAATCTTCAACCTCAACAGGCTCGGTAAGCAGCGCCGAATATCCAAGCGGCAGATAACCGTTTGTGACGGATTCCTCAATCCATTGCGCGGTGTCGAGATAAGACGCATCTATTTCAGCATATTCATTCAAGAGCGTGTACAGGATTTGATAGGCAAGCTGCGCGTTAAAGTGCAGACACAACTGTATTGAGTCGCCTGCATCGTGCGCTGCGGCTGTCGTATTCCAATCGCCGCGAGTAACTAGTGTTAGCGTATCGCCTGCGCGTGTGAATTCGATAACCTCGCCGTTAATGCGAACATATCCAGATGCCGGATATTCAGCATCACCAATGCCAGCGGGCGTGAGTGTTGCGCTACCTGCGCCTGCGCCTATGTTACCATCCAGCTTGCCGCTGCTTGCTCGTGGCGCCTGTGCTTTATCGCGTTGTGCCAGCGTCAAGATGTCCTTTGCTTCAATGGTTATATTGCCTTGCTCATCAGTGCCGGATATTTTCGTGATAACAAAGTATTGCGTGACGGAATCGACAACAATGCCATTTTCCATATAACCGGAAATGTAACGAAGCGGCCTGTATAGATAGTAAGTATTGCGCGCCTTCCATTTGCGCCAAAAAGTTGAACGCTCAAAAGGCTCGTAACCTTCGCCATTGAATTGCGCTGTGCCGATGATGCGCTCGCTCTGGTATGGGTCAATGTATCGGTCAGTGCTTGGATGGTCGGTAAATGTTGCTGTCAATACTGCGCGTTTGCCTAAAGATGAAACGCTTTTGTTTGCTCCGACAGGATTGATTTCGGCAGGCTTAACGCGCACGTTTTTCAGGAATGGATAGTAGATGTCATCCGATGGTATTTCAGATTGGTCGCCGCAAAACTTGAGCGTATAAACCGATGGCGTGTAATCGTTTGGGGCGCCGCAAGTGCCCAGCGTATTGAAGCATTTATTCTGGTCAACAGATAACAGCGCGCTGCAGTCGGATTCGCCATAAACCAATGCGCAAAAGTCTTGGTCAATTTCGATAATCTCAATCGGTGTCCTGCCTTCAGTGTCTCTCATACAGCTATAAGCCTGCCGCCGTTGGCTAATTCATTGTTAATCAAATCAAGGAACTGTTCGCCGCTATATAGGCTGTCTTTATTTATACCACGGATGAATATATTCCTATCTGGAGCTGCTTGTCCTCCGCCTGCGCCACCTGTGCCCACGGACGCATTGTTAACAGCCTGCGTGTTGGATGTGCCGCTCTTGCCGCCGCCAAATGATGTAGAGTTGATGGCCTGAATCTGTACGCCTGTGGCTGCCAATGACGCAGCAGCGAATGCAGCGCCTACAGCAGGGATACCGCCTGACACTTTCAATCCGCCCTTGTACGCCTCAACAGCAGCCTCATGGCCAGAGATAACAGCATTCGCAATCGCCGCTGCCTTTCCAACTTCAAACAGCTTGCGGCTTTGACCATTCATAAGCGTTGATAGATTCGACAGAGCTTGCTGAGTCATCTTTGAGCGCTCAACAAATCCGGCTTTCTCAATCGCCTTGAGCGACTCCTGGTATCGTTGCGCGGATTGCAATGACAGGTCTTGCCATTCTTGAGTCAACTCCTCCTTGCCTGCGTAAAACTCACCAAGCAGCATCTGCTCCGTTTCAAACTTTTGCAGCAGCAATTCTTCCTCTGTCATAAAGCTTTCTTTCAAAGCTTCAATGTCAGCGTTGAGCTTATCTTGCTTGCTTGTATCGGCAGTAGTCGAAGCGCCTGCAACAGGGACAAAGCCGCCGCCTGTCGCCTCAATTTTAGCAGGATTAAAGCCGCTGGTTTGCGCGGTCATCGCATCAATCTTTTTCAGATTTTCTTCATATGCCTTCCCAGCGTTATTGATTTCTTCCCCGGCAATTATCGCGGCCTGTGAGATAGCATCAAATCCATCTGGCACACTGGCCGCAATCGAAACAAGGCCAGCTAAACCAAGAGCAACTTTTTCAAATCCATATGCAACTGTTAATCCAACTTGCGCAACAGCCTGAAACGCTACCGTTAATAATCCGGCAATATCTTTTGCCCATTCTCCTTCTTCTGCCGCATGTGCAAACGATTCTGCAACCTCTGATAGCACAGGCAACAAGTTTGCAGCAACTTCATTTGACGCGCCGCGAGCAACGCTTGTTACAACAGCAAGCGAGTCATTGAAAAGCTCTGCCTGGTTTGCTGTATCTTCCGAGAACACAAGCCCTAACCGTTCAGCTTGCGTGGTTAATTCGTTTAATCCTTTTGCTCCGCCATTCAATAACGGAATCATTGCCGCGCCGGACTTGCCCAGCAAATCAATTGCGATGGCTGACTTTTGCGCACCATCTGGCATCGCTTCAAAAGCGTTTGCAATATCAAGCAGAACAGCTTCACCCTGTCGAAGCGAGCCGTCCGCATTCACGACATCAACACCAAGTTGTTTATAAGCTGCCGCTGCTGTGCCAGTACCCTTTGCAGCGTCTACCATTCCATTGTTCAGCGAGCGCATGGAGACAGATAGCTGCTCTTGCGACAATCCGCTTTGCTGCGCTGCCCATGATAATTTTGTGAATGCTTCCGTGGTTAAGCCCGCCGCCTGTGCAGCCTTCTTGGATTCGTCTGCCATCTTGATGCTGGATGCGACCATCGCAATAGAGCCAGCAACAAATGCAGCACCAACAGCCAAACCAGCTTTGGTCAGCTTCTCCAAATCCTTTTGCATTTTGGCAGATTCTTTTGCTGCGGCTTTTTCGGCCTTGCTCAATCCTTCAACAAAGCCGGAAGTCTTAACAATCAAATCAAGTGTGAGTACGCCAAGGCTTCTGCTCATTAACGCTTTTTCCTGTTCTTGTATTGCTCACGAGTCATAACAGATGCGCCAAACGCTTTTGAAAATTCAGCGACCTGATCGCCTTTTTCTTTTTCGTGTATTGCGAAATCTTCAAACGTAGCCTTACCACCATGAACCCTGCTTAATAAAGCCGCGTTCACTGAACCGGATATTTCTACCCTTCGCCCTACGTTTAAACTGCCGCGCTTCTTGATGTAACTATTCCATGTTACGGCCTCAGTGAAAGTTAGTTTCTTTTTTGCATCCAGTATCGTGTTGCCACCAATACCATTCAAAACTAACTCACACCAAAACTCATCTTCAGCGCTTATCTCTTTGCGGCGTAAAGCTCAGCAATGCCATTTCGGAATACGTTAAACAATCCGGAATCAAGCTTTGACGCCTGCTCATACGTGAAAGTCTCGCTGCCATCTGCACCTAACCGGATGCAAGCGACAATCGAAAGACATTCAGGATTAAGCCCTTTTGCAGCGTCAATGCCTTTGAATACTTCTTGATATTCAAGCCATGAGGAAAGCTTAACAAAATACTCGACTTGGTAATCCTCAAGCAATCCAGACTCTTTATTGATTCGCTTCCAAATGCCGCTTTTTTTGATAAGCGTGCCGTCCACGAATCCGCCGCCTTTTTCAATGTCACTGATATTCATCGCTTACACCTTGGGAATAAGGACTGGCAAACCTGACATTTGAACAGCAACAGAGCTCGACACGTTTGAAGCTAATGCAAAATCAAACGGGAAGTCTGAAATGTAACCATCAAACTGCAACCAGCTTCGTGATGTCGGGAAGTCGAAATCGTTGTCAGTGTCAAGCGTTGGAGCAGCTGTACCATCCGACAAGCCGATTGCAAAGCTTAGCGTTGTGCCGGCTTCGTAAAGCTCATGCATACGGATGTGCGATGCGTCTGATGGGTCAAAGTTCAGCGTGATGGTTAACGCGCCCGGTGTAATCATGCCCGCCTCATACTGTCTTGCTAAGTCCTCAAGACAAGTAATGTCGCGCTGATCGCGCGGGCTTGAGAATCCAGTGATACCAGTAGGACATCCGACAGCAACGACAGCAGGGTCAGTTTGTCCGGTCATGTCGATAAAATATAAGTTTGTGCCTTGTGTGTTCAGTGCCATTTTAATTACCTCGGTTTAATTAAGTCCTAATGATAATGCGGTTATATTGCTACGTCAATTTTCCCAACTCGCGATTTACAGCAGCTTTGCGCGCAATGCTTCAATTTCTGCAATGCGTTTATTGAGAAAATCGCGCTCTATTTTTGTCTCACCTTTGCTTAGTGTAAGCAGATTTCTAAGTGCCTTTTTCTCAATAGCCTCAATGTCTGAAATAATAGCTGCGTTGCTGATTTCCTTTTGTCTCTCAGTATATTCCTGCGTATCTTCAAAGCGGGTAAATTCGTTTTCAGCCAGCAATCTGTCGAACGCTTCATCACCAAGCAATTTGCGCTCGTATTGTTTTGACCCATCTACTAGAATAGAATTATTGTAAAGTATCATCAGTCAATGCTCTCAATGGATATGTTCGCCCGCGTGCGTATTGTGCGTGCGCTGCCGCTGGTTCTCTCAACTCGCGGGAATACTGTCTCATCTGGCCCAAGCGTTATGATTGCGGAAATTGTAGGCGCTCTGGCTGTATCGTTAATCGTCATAGGTATGATGTCGCCATGTTCGCGATACGTTACGTTATCTGATTCTAAAATCCTGCATCCAAATTCATAATCCATACCTGTCGCGGCTGTTTGCGCGATGTATAAATCCGCCTCCCACTTAAACTTGCGCGTAACACCTGATGTATTTTTCAATCCACCGAGCGCAACCGTCTCAATCCCCTGCATTTGCTCATACGATGCAACTGTGCCGCATGTCAAATTATAAATCTGATTCAAGTTAGTGGTTGCTGTATCGCCATAATTACCAACCGCGTCCGTGTAACATCCACCAAAAACAGGATTGCTGCCAACCAGATACGGCTCAACACCAATCTGGAAAGGCAGCTTCATGTAAGCTAAACTCGTGGAGCGAACAAGCGCAAATGAATCGCCCTGCACATGATTGAAAATGATACCAAGCGTTTCCGTTGCTTCAACGTAAACCGTGCCAACTTGTACAAAGGTTGATCCAGTTAAGCGGTATTGATAAATGTCATCGCCATTGATGCATAGCAAATCGTATTCATTGATAGACGACATCGCATCAAATGTTATTCCGGTTTGCGCTGTAGTAATCTCAAGACCTGTCGCCGTTACGGTTATCAGTCTCAACGTTGTTTCTGCCAGTGAATAAAAAGCAAATGTGCCCGATGTAAGCGGCGCAAGATAAACCTCACCTGTCGCCCCGGTAATTCCTAAAGCCGCGCCAACAGTGGTAATATCCGTCTCATCAAACGTCATGCGAACGAGCTGCTTGTTAGCGCCGTCCCATGCTACAAAGTTATTGTCAGACAGATACACAAGCCCTGTGTAATGGGCATTTGTCAGCGTGAATCCGGTGTAAGTATTGCCAACCTGTGCGCAAGTCGGGTCGGTATATTCGTATATTTTAAGCTCATCTGAATAATCAAGAATAGCCAAGCGTAAGGCTGAAATCTTGCACACGGACGGATAGCCATCTGCTGAAACTGTATTAGCTCCGGTATCATCCAGAAAGTTACCATCAGCATCAAACAAATATCCAGTATCATTGTATAAAACCGCGTGCAGAGAATCGCTCAAATAAGCGCCGCCACGATAAGCAAAAGGAGTATAGCTGTTGGTTAATAAGCGAAAAGCTGTGCCAAAGGTAGGTTTGAAAAAATCAGAATCAGGACTTAACAAAGAGGCAAGCGCTTTATAATTAACTCCACCCTGAACAATCGGCACATACGCGGTCGGGCTTAAACTGTCAGCCGTCGTCATTTCCGAAATCTTTACGCCTGTTACCATTTCGCCTAAGCCTCTTGCATAATAAAGCTGTCGTCTTCCGTAATGATAAAGAAACCATCCTCTGTCATTATCGCGTTATTTATATCAACCTGCGTCCGCGTTAAAGCTATCCCACGCATTGACCAATTAGCCGCCATCAATGCTTCATCTCCGGTATACGACAAGGGAATATCTTCATCAGTCCAGCCGTAGATACCTTCATACGGATACAGCTCATCGTTCCACGTCATATAGTACGCTTTTGTTATGGAATTCTCAACAAACTCCTGAAACTGATTCCGTCCCCATGTGCTTGTTATCATGCTGAAATCATAGCTTGTCTCGTAACCCTTGCGCG